TATAGGGTCTGGTGATCAAGCTAATGCTTGGGGTAATACTACCAATAATAACCTACAGTATGGCTTAGAATATTCTATTGCAGGCGTATATACAAAAAACTTATCAGCAGCTTCTAGCCCTTATACTCTTACTGTTGCTAATACTATTAGTTCAGCACAAGCAGATAATGAAAACAGACAATCAGCTATTGTCTTTACAGGACACGGATCTAATTTTATTATTCAAGTAGCTGCTGGACAAAAAACATATTTTTTACGAAACAATAGTGCAACATATACTATTACGATGCGCCTTGGTGCATCTGGTAATACTTATGTTATACAACCAAGCACGAGTGTATTTTTAGCAACCGATGGCACAAACTGGTTTAATTTACAAACATCAGGAACTGATTGGCTAACAAAGACGGGAACCTATACAGCTTTTCCAGGTGATAAATTATTTGTTGATACATCAAGTGGCGTTGTCACCATAACATTACCCGCTGCTCCTGCAACAGGAGACGAGGTAAGATTTGTTGACGTTGCTAATTCGTTTGATACAAATAATTTAACCGTTGGAAGAAACAGTTTAAAGATAGATGGTCAAACATCAGACCTAACAGTAGCTACCGAAGGTGCAGCTTTTTCATTAGTGTACTCAGGTGCAACTTATGGTTGGAAATTAACGGAGAAATAATATGCCTACATACGAATCAATTAAATATAAATTTTCAGGAACAGCTATTACTGGTGTAATGCAAGAAGCTAGTAATTTAAGTGACGTTGCTTCTTTAACAACATCAAGAGATAATTTAGGTGTAGAAATTGGTGTTGATGTACAAGGATTTTTTTCTGCTAGTGCAGGAACCAACGCTAACGGAGCACGAACAGTTAGTACCTCTTCCCCTTCAGGCGGATCTGATGGAGACGTTTGGTATAAATATTCGTAATAAGCCATGCCAATTTACGTTAGATCAGGCGGTACGTGGCGTGAAACATCAGAACTTTTTGTAAGAGACGCTACTTCCTATACCAACAAAACTATTTTAAATGGTTACATAAAACAAAGTGGAGCTTGGGAAGAGTTCTATACTTTATTTAACACAACATCTTTTTCGCAAACAACAGGTAGTGTAGCTGTTCCGTCAGGAGCAAACGCTATACATTTTCAATATGCTGTTGGCGGTGGATCTGGCGGTATGCGAGGAGCAGATTATGATAAAGCAGGTGGTGAGTCTGCTGGACCAGCAGGAGCTTCAGGAGCGTATTTATCAGATGTTGTATTTAGTGTGACCGCAGGTGAGACACTATCTATAACAGCAGGAACGGCTGGAGGAAAAGGAACAGGCGTGTACTCTGGAACATCAGGAGCTGGTGGTAATACAACAGTTACGGGTTCTACAACAGGACCTCTTTTAACATTAAATGGCGGTGGATCTGCTTCCGTATCAGGAGGCGGTGTGCAAGGCCCTCTTCGTAGTAACAGTGCAAGCACAGGAGGAAGTCTTGGAACATTAGCCACTAGACTTACATCAGGAACAACAACCGATGGACTTAACATAACAACATTTAATTCAGGACCTGCAAATTCTTTTAATTCAGCAGGAGCAGGAGTAGCAGGAACTAATCCTGGAAACTGTGGTGGTGATAACTGTACTATTGGTGGCGGTGTTGGTGGTGCTTCTTACAATGGTTTTGCAGGGACAGGTGGTACAAGCGGATCAAACGGTAGTACAGCAGGTGGAGACGGCTCTCGTGGTGGCGGTGGCGGTGGCGGTGGAACCGAACCTGGATCTTCAAGTGGTGGAGATGGTGGCGCAGGTGAAGTTAATTATAGATTTATGAGGATTACATAATGCCTTTAACAAAAATAGCATTTGCCCCTGGCATTGATAAACAAGATACGGAATACGGAGCGGCAGGACGTTGGACAGATTCTGATATGGTACGCTTTCGTTATGGCTTACCAGAGAAGATTGGTGGATGGGTAGAACTTATTAGTGACAAATTAATTGGTGTTATTCGTGACATGCATGCATGGACAGATTTAGACGGCATACGGTACACGGCCCTCGGCACCGATAGAAAATTATATATTTACTCAGAAGGCGCAGCTTATGACATTACACCTATCAGAGCAACGCAAGCAGGACTAAGTAATCCTTTTGCAACAGTATCTAGTAGTGCAGTAATTACAGTAACAGATAATGCACACGGTGCACAAGCTGGAGATTTTGTAACATTTAGTGGAGCATCGACGACGGCTAGTTTAGACATGAACAAAGAATTTGAGATAACAACATATATTGATCCTAATACATACACGATTACGTACACAGGGAGCACGGCTGACGCAACAGGTAATGGAGGCGGAACAGTAACAGCTACGTATCAAATTAATGTAGGCTTATCAGAGTCTGCTTATGGTTATGGATGGGGTACAGGAACATGGAATACAAGCACATGGAATACACCAAGATCAACATCTACTGTTACGATTAATGGACGTAACTGGGCTCTTGATAACTTTGGTGAAGATTTATTAGCTACTGTTTCTAATGGGGCAACGTATGTATGGAATACATCATCAGGTCTAACAAGTAACAGAGCTGCAGTTGTTAGTAATGCACCAAGTAAATCTAGATTTAATTTAATATCTATGCCTGATAGACATGTCTTTTTATTTGGAACAGAGACAGTTATAGGATCTACCTCTACGGCTGATGATTTATTTTTACGTTTTTCTTCACAAGAAGATTACAATACATGGACACCAACAGCAACAAACACCGCAGGTTCTTTTAGAATACAAGACGGATCAAAAATTATGGATGCTATTCGTTCTCGTAATGCTGTATTGGTTTGGACAGATACAAGTTTACATGCACTACAATTTGTTGGTGCACCTTTTACATTTAGCTTATCACAAATAGGGGCTAACTGTGGAGCGGTATCACAACACTCTGCTGTTGATGTCAACGGTACGGCTTTTTGGATGTCACAAAATTCTTTCTATAAATTTGATGGTGCTATTTCTAAAATGCCTTGTAGTGTACAAGATTATGTTTTTGAAGATTTTAATATTACACAGCAACCAGAAACATATGCAGCCGTTAACTCAGAGTTTAATGAAGTAACGTGGTTTTATTGTAGTGGAAACGCACAACAAATAGATCGTTTTGTTACCTATAATTATTTAGAAGATTGTTGGTCTGTTGGAAGTTTAGCAAGAACAGCATGGACTGATTATGGTGTGTATGAAAAACCATATGCTGGTTATTATTCTACAACAAACGTTGGAACAACACCTGTAGTTTTAGGTGTAACAGCAGGAGCTTCTAATATCTATCAACAAGAAACAGGAACTAATGATGTAAGTGCTGCTATTAATGCGTTTATTGAGTCAGGTGATTTTGATATTGCAGACGGTCAACCATTTTTACATATAGGAAGAGGGATACCTAACTTTAAAGGACTAACTGGATCTGTAGATCTTACGTTAAAATTTAAGACATATCCTAGTTCTACAACACCTACAACAGTAACGAGAACAATTGTCTCGACAACAGATAAATTTGATTTAAGAGGTAGAGGAAGACAAGCAAATATAAAGATCGAAAGTGATGCTACAGGCGATAACTGGCGTTATGGTACATTACGATTAGATGTTCAACCAGATGGAGGCAGATAATGGCTAAAATAAGTACAACAAGATTTCCTCAAGCAACACCAGAATATCAAGCATCACAATTTGATGTGTTAATACGATTGCTGGAACAAATAACGCAACAATTAAATTTTGGTTTTCAACAAGATTTAAAAGATGAGTCAACAGCAAGGAGTTGGTTTCTTGGCTGATGCATTTTTAAGTTTTTCTAAGTCAGGTTCGGGCACTGTATACACCGTACCAACAGCTAATGAAGGAGCTATTCCTCCTATTCTACCAACAACAACATTAGTTAAAAGTATTTATATATCTAATGAATCAGGTGGTGCAGTAACAACAACCGTAGCTGCGGTAGATTCTAGTGCTACAGTAACTACTGAATTGTATAAGGATAGTATGGCTGACGGTGCACAGTTACAGATCCTAGATCAACCGATTGTTTTAGAAAAAGCAGATACCTTAACTTTAACAGGAGCAGGTATTAAAATTTTAGTAAGTGTAATGGAGATAACATAATGACATTTAAAAAAGTACAAGAATCAAAAGAGATTGGTAAACAAATTATTGATGGCCAAGAACTTCCTATTATTCAACCAGAAGTACACATGGAAGTAAAAAATAAAAAAACAGGAACGGATTACGAGTCAGAGGAACACGCTCAACAAGACGTTGATAATCCTTCTACTGATACAACATCAGATGATGTAGAAAAAAATATAGAGATTAAAGTGTAAAATTACCTGACGTGTTTGGTAAAACTAAAGACGACTAAGCCCCACAGTTTTCACAATAGTCATCACAAATACATTTATCTAGATCGCAACCACAAGCTGGGCAATTATTGTCCATTTGCTGCTGCCTTATGTTTTGCCATATTTTCTTGAACAAAAATTCGTTCATCTTCTGTTAAAGGTCTACCCATACTAGGAGGTTTCGATTGACATGAACATCCGTCTGTGTGTCTTTTGTGATCTCTTTCTAATGCTAATAAACGTTCATGATAGCGACTCACCTTATCTGCGAGGACAGCTATAGCTTTCAATACTTCTTGATTATCCAT